AGTCAATATAAAAGTCGGTATTTGCAACAAGGTCGTCAACCGGAAAAAGCTTCAAAGCTACCGGCGTAACACCGTCCAACTTGTCGGTATAAGGATGTTCAATGAAGGTGGTTCCAGCTGTTGAAATAACCGGATCAACCGCCGCTTGTTGAACGAAAAATTCATTAACCGAAGCCAGCAAATTAACCTTGTCGCTTTTGCTAGCCGTTAAAGCGTGGTTTTCTGTAATAACCCAAAATTGATAGCGGTCAAAATCGCCTTGTTGAAGTATCGCGTCGGCGTCCGTTCCGGTATCAATAACCGCCGTTATCTTCATTTGCGTCGCGCTTATGTACGTACTTGTTAGCGTCTTTATTATCTGTAAATCATTGCCGAAGTTATCACCGTTTACGCTTCCACTTCCAAGAACATTGTCTTTCGAATCGAATGCGAAGTTTCGCGTTTGATCGTAACCGTTCTTGTCGTAAAGTTCCGAATCTTCAGGTAAATAATTAAAGCCGAATGTATAATTGGTATTGGTATTCGAAAAAGGTGCATCGGTTGTATTGTCAATTATAATGTCAACCTGTATTTCTTTGCCAAACTCTAATTGACTTATAGTTGTCGCTGCCGCTACGTCTGTTAAAATAAGGCTTGAAATTGAATAATTGTTTCGTCCACCGTTAAAACGTTCATTGAACCAACCAACATTTGATTGGTTTGAGACGGCTGTCAATGTCTGAATTTTATTCGGGTTGCTTAAATCGCGACCAAGTGACAATTCAGCAATATAATTAAGCGTATTGTTTGCCTCGAAATATGTCGGCTTTTTACCAGCAAGAAGGTCGTTATATTGATTTGATAGGAAAAAGGGTGTTATTACGGTGTTGTGCGTTAACGTGAAAAGCTGCTTTATATCATCATTACCACCGCCGGTTGCACCGTTTAGTCCTTCAGTATCGCGGCCCTTTATTAACATTGAGCCGATTTGATAAGACTTTTCGCCTGTAAAATAAACCGTTTTATCCGTTAAAACAGTAGCGTCAACTTCATCGCTTTCGCCTTGCTGAAATTCGCCGTCGATTAAACTATTGAAAGACGCGCCCGAATCAACAAGATTGTAGGTATATCGAAGCCCAGCAAATGGTGTTGTATTGTAAACGTAAGAATCAGTTGCAAGTACTTTATTACCAAGTGACGAGCCAACGCGAATAATTCCATTATCAATCTTTTCGGTAACTGTATAGGCTGTAAAGGAAGTAAGTCCGGCGTCATATACTTTAATAGAATCGCCAACGAAACAGTCAGTAAAAGCCGAACCGTCTTCGCTTTCGATTATTCCAGTAATATCTGAAATGTTAACCGTTGAATTTATCGGTTCAAACTCAATAGCATTTTCTTTATTCAGGACCGTTGAAGCAAAAACAATATCTTGAAATTCAAAATCAACTTCAATGTTAACGCGCTCACCAATACAAGCAAGCAAGAAGTCAAGGTTTTGACCGCTTCGAAAGTTGTTATTAAAACGTATATCGGTTATCTTAACGCCCATTATTTCAATTTACCTAATTGAACGCCTACTTCCTGAAGCTTGTCTTGAACTTCTTTAAATTCGCCGTTTTTAATTTTGTCAACCTTTTCCTTAATGGCCGCCTTGTCTTCGTCTGAAGAATCAGCAACAACGGCGTCAAGCTGACCGCCTACAAACGCGCTAAACTGCGAAAGAACGTCCGTCACCTTTTGCGTTTCTTCTTTTATTTTACTATTTTCCATCTGGTTCGGTAATTGTTTCTTTTAAATTAGACGTATAAACCTTTTTTATTTTATAACTTCCGTTTGCCGTTTGCCTATACGGATTGAATTTCAAGCTTATAAGTTCACCTTCTGCGCCGTTACTGTCTGTAATATGGCTATTTGCGCGAATTTTTTTATAATCTTCAAAGCAAAAAGGAATATTTTCAAACTGCTCAATTTCGTATTGGTTCGGTAAACTCGATCCGCTTACTACAAAACTACGATTTTTGTGGTAATTTTCATACAAGTATTTTGCATTTTGTACGCTTTCATTGTCAGGAAGCAATTTATTATTCCTTGGATTGCTTTTATTTTCAATCAACATGTTTTTAGGAAGCGAAGTATAATCGCTTTCAAGTACCATCATATCAAGACGGTCTTCAATTAAATTTGAAAAGTTTTGTTTTTTAATCGTTGGAATTGATGGGATTTTAAATTTTATCTTTATTCCGACTGTTCGCAAAGCCTTTATTAGTTTGTTTAAAGCTTTAATTAATGCGTTTATAGCTTTAATTATTGCGTTTAGAATATCAACAAGAACATCAACGTAAGCGCCTGAAGCCTTAAAAAATACATTCAGTATCTTTTCAACAAATGATAGTTCCTTTTTTCTTTTCGCCAACGAAAAAGGAATGTTAATCGGTTCGTACCTATCAAGTAGGCTCATCTTAGGATTGTTAACACTAATCGCCGTTGTTGTAATTTGCGCTTTCGTGCCAAGGTATTCTTGAATAGTGTTGCGTTCTTGCAAATCAGTAGCAAAAGATATAATTTTATTTGAAACAAAATCCGTTTTATTGAAGGTTGTCGGACCGCGCTCAAAGTCTGGGAACTGATAAGCCGGCGCATTGATTGTAAAGCCTTGTTTTTCAAAGTGTAGCGTTGTTCCGTCAATTACAATTTTTGCGTCGTACTTGTCAACCAAAGCGCGGTATAATTCGCCAAAAGTTCCTTTAAAATATCCTTCTTGTTCGTTCGGGTCCGGCGCGAAAAATCCGGTTATGAATTTCAATGTTCCGGTGTTATCTTCTTTGGTGCTGTATTTTTCCGGCATAATAACAGCATTCGAAAACGGTAACGATTCTAGGATTGAACTCGAAAGGGTATAACCTAAATGCTCTAGGCCTATACGCATTAAATCGCGTTCGCGCATTCCGTAATGATACTTGACAGGCTGAACAAGCATATTATATAAATCAAGCATTAATTTAACAAGCGCAACAACAAGCGTAGCAATGTATAAAATACGAAACACAAGGCCAATCAATAGCGAAAAGGTAAAAGGATTGCCGGAAATGTTTCCGATATACTCCTTTAGATCCGAAATAGATTCTTGTAACTTATCAGCAATTACAAAGACGGTGACGGTTGCAATTATTACTTCGTACCCGTTCACTTTCTTGTTAATGCAATATGGGATTGGTATGTAATCGGCTGAAGTTATCTTTCCAATTGAGGCCAAATATTTAAACGATACACGGTCAATCTTATTTTCAAAAGCAACAACGTCAAATAATTCAATGGCCGGCGCGGTTACAAGGTCACATTCAACTTCGGCGGCCCATAAATCAACGAAGCCGTTAAAAAGCTGTAATTGCGTACCCCTTTCATCGTCAAGGGTAAGCTCATAGGGAAGGCCCTCGCCAACGCCAACACCGCCGGAAGTTCCATCGTCGATATGCTTATTTGACACCTTCGCCCCGTCATTAGAAAAACGACCGTCACCAACGCCAAATTCCCATTCGTTAATCGATACAGTTTCGGTGTTGCCGTCCTTATCATAATTAACTTCAAGTTCCAAGCCGGAGTAATTGTTCGGAGGGTTTATTTCTTGACCGTTTAATTTATGTATTTGTTTCATCTTTTTTCTTCTTCAACTTTTTATAAGCTTTCCATCGTTTAAGCAATTTCAAATTGCAATATTCACAAATGTAAACGCCGCATGTTTTACACATTTTCACCGTTTTAACGGTTGTATCGTTGTCAATCAGTTCGCAAACTTTGCAAACCCCGCTTACTTTATCACCGCAAGACGAACAGCCCATTAACTTAAACGTCGTCTATTGTTAGCGTATTTAATTACCGTCTTTCTACCGTCGGAGTAAACCGTTTCAATAAAGTTGTTTAGCTTGTCAACGTCCACTTGTTGAACCGGCTTGTTTTTTATAGCCCTTAACAAACCAATTGTTTCAGTTTGCTTTTGAAGCATTAAAGAATTTTCAATATTAGCGAAAGAAGGAGATTTTGAAAGGCTATCAAGGCCGCCTTGCGTTACGCCTTCAATCATTCCGCTATTATATTTGAATGCTAAATTTGCCAAGTCTTCGTTGCTCATTCCACCAACGCGCGCGTTTTGTTCCGCAGTCATTACGCGCTCGTTCCTTGATAGCATAAAAGGAATTGAATCTGAAGTTGTAGTTCCAGCCCCTTGTACATCTTCGTTACCAGTTGCGGCAAATTGAACTAAACCTTTCGCGATTCCTTTAGCAAGAAATATGTCTTTGGCTGCTAAAGCAGGAGCAAGATTTGGGTCGGCGTCCGGTTGCGCTAAACGAGCATTTAAAGCACCCCAATAAGCTTGTGTGAGTTGAAGAATCTCTTCTTGCCTAGCCGCCTTTTCTTCGGCCTCTCTTTTTTGTAGTGCAAATTTATCCGCTTCGGCTTGTTCAAAAGCTAATTGGTTTTGTTTTCCTTCTCTTGCAAGTTGTTCTTGAGTTGTAATAGCTTTAGCATTACGCGAAATTTCGTCGTCAATGGCTTTAATTTGTGCTTGTGAACGCTTATCAAGTTCAGTAACCGTTGCGCCTGTAATCGTCGATAATTCATCAAGCGTCTTTTTGCGCTTTTCCGCTTCGATTGCAGTCAATTCGTCGGCCTGTTTTTGCGCCCTTTCGATTTGAAAACGGTCAAATTCGGCTTGCGCTTGTGCAATATCTTCGGCACTATCTAATTGACTATTCTTAATATTTTCTAGTTTAGTCTTTTCAATTTCAAATTCCTTGTCGGCAATTTCTTGGTCCTTGTCAACACCTTGAAGCTTCAGCGATTCCAGCCTGAAAAGTTGTGTTTCAAGTGACTGAACTTCCGCGTCAGCATCTTTTGCAACGTCTTCAAGTCCTTTAATTCGTGCCGCTTCGGCCGCTTGTCTTGCTTTAAGCTTGTCGGCCTCTATTTTAAGGAATAATTTTTGAATCGCTTCTTCGGCTATTTTATTAGTCTTAACGCGTACCGCTTCAAATTCAGCGTAGTTGATTAAGTTAGCTTCATAGCGCGCGCGATAAGCCGCCGTTTCAAGTTCGGCCGCTTTATTTATCGAAGTAATTCGGTCTTCAATACTTGCGTCAACATCTTTTGCAAGTTCTTTTTGCGCGGCCGCTTGTTGTAAGAAAGCCGTTGCGTTCTTATTTGCGATTTGCTGAACAATAGAAGCTGTTCGTTTTGCCGTTGTTGCTTGCTTGTCAAGTAGGTTTTGGCGCTCCTGTTCAAGTTGAACAACCTTGTCAATTATATTAAACAAAGCTTCTTCACCGGCCGCGCTGGAAAGTGTAAAGTCGGCCGCTTGTTGGACCGCTTCGGCAACTCCTATTTGTCCGGTTTTTATTCGCTCAACAAATTCAAGGTGTTGCGCTTGCAATCCTAAAGATTTGCCGTCGGCCGCAATTGCGTCAAGTGAAGCCGCAAGGTCTTGTTCCTGAAGTTCAAGAAGGCGTTCCGTTAAGCCAATTTCTAATTCGTTAACCTCTTTGACAGCCTTTAACCGGTCTTGATCGGCCGCAAGTTTGTCTTTTGTTACAACTGTTAACTCCTTTATTCGTGTTACCGTTGTAGCTTGTTGCGCCTCAAAAAGCTTTTGTTGACGTATCAAGTCAATCGTTAAGGCTTTTAATTGTTCAGCAAGTTTTACGTCGGCTGCCAGCTCTTCGCCTACTCCTTTAAATGCGTTTTTAAGAAGGTCAACCCCTTCGGCAAAATCACCATTAAAGAAGGCCGCAAAAGCTTGACCAACTGAAGAAAATCGGTCAATTATAACGTCAACAGCCGCGCCAAGTCCGGCCATTTTAGTAGATAGTGCGTCAACTCCATCTTGTGCGCGCGTAAAGAATGCCACCAAACCGCCAACAGCAATTAATAAAGCGCCTATTCCGGTACTTGCAAGCGCTATTTTAAACAGGCGCAAGCCTTTAGTTCCGGCGGCCATTGCTACGTTCATTCCTTTCTGAACCGACGTAACGTGTAAAGTTGCCGAAGCGTTTATTTCTTTTGCGACGGTGTTCGCATCTTGCTCGATAGTATTCTTCTTAGTCAAGGCGTTTAATGTTCCTTGTATTGCCGCTAATGGGCCAAGAACAGAACCAAATAAACCACTAGCACTAGCCGCTTCTTTGATAGATTCCGAATAATTTCCAACATTTATTCGCTGCTTCTTCAGCTTGTCAGAATTGTCGGTTATCTTTCTATTGTTTAAGTCCAACTGCTTATTAATAGCCTTCAACCTTAAACGACCTTTTTCGGTGTCAAGATTAAGGCGTTCGCGTTCCTTTCTTAGTCGCTTATTTTCAATACCAAGCTTTTGAAGGGTTCCGATTTGCTTATTCTCCAAAGCGATAACATCTTTTAAGCTATCGCGAATAGCCTTATTTTGTGCTTGGACCTTTAATTTATCTTTTATTTCGGCAACCGTTAATTGCTTGATTTGCTTCTTAACGGCGATTTGTTGCTTCTCTACTTCAAGGACGCCTTTACGCGCCTTCTGACTTTTCTTCAAATTCTCGTTCAACTTCTTCACTTCTTCGGAAGTTTTCGGATCCTTTTGCAACTTCATAAGCTTAACGGTGTCCTTGTGAATCACCTTCAACCCTTTATCAAGCTTACCAAGCTCAACGGTCAGTTCTTGCGCCTCCTTTTTGGCCGCCTGAAGAAATCCAGTTTCAACTATTTCATTACCTTTTATTGCTTTTCCGGCCATTATCTTTTATTTAACCTTTCGGCTGTTTTTGCTTTCTTTTCTAAATGTTTATAACACTTGTAAAACTCTTTTACGCTTATTGTTTCGGCGTCTCTTTTGATGCCTTCTTGTTCGAAATAATACAAACATTCATCAAGGTCAACCGCTTCGTGTTTGCCCTGCAATTCTTCGTTCTTTATTTCAAGCACCTCAATGAATGCCTGTCTTGAACGGTCGCCAGTTCGAAACATTTTTTCATACAACGCTTCAATCTGAATAAGGTTGTTTAATATCTTCTTCAGGTTTTCAGATACACCAAATTCGTCGATAATTTGGGCCGACAATTGATCGTAAACCACGGCAGCGCGCCGGCACAATTTACCGTTCTTGCTTAGTGGTTCTAAAGACAGAGTTTTATATATTTTGCGCCAGCGAATTTCTGGCATTTCGTCAATCGAAAGATAGTATTTCGAAAGCTTATTTTCTTCATACAAACGGAACGGAAATTTACTCGAAAATTTGTCGTCGTATGTCTTTAATAATAACTGGTATAATGAAAGAAGCCAATTCATTTTTATTTTTCTTTGATAGGTTCAAAATATTAATACCAAATTTTCTAGCTAAATCCGTGCCGTCGTCCTTTATTGTATTAGCAAGAACAACAAACCCGTCTTTAAATCCTTTGACGCTGTACGACTTATAAAATGCGCCTGTGTCGTATAGCGTATAATGTTCACCGGCCAACTTCTTTGCCGTCTCCCCTCCGGTTGAAAACGTCCTCCCTTCGTTTATAAATTCTGTTCGGCTTGTGTACTCTCCTAAAATATTGCCGTCAGAATCTTCTCCTTTTTTAAACAACTGCTCTATCGTTATAAGATTAATAATGTATTCTTGAACCGACTTGTTGGACCAAACCAATATTTGTATTTGTCCTTCTTGTAAGTTCTGAATGTTATCAATTACTTTCGATAAACGTCCGAATTTTCGCATCTTTAAAATAACGCCCTTCAGCTATGAACCGAAGGGCGAATTTTATTTAATTATTGCTTGGCTTCTTTTTTGTTGTGCGCTTCGGCTTTTCGTCGCCTTTAAATTTTCGCGCTTCCTTTTTGAATTCTTTCCAAGCTTCATTAATGTCGGAATTTAATGTTCCTTTGAATCGGCTTTTAAATTCGTCTTCTGACAAATCTTTTAAAGCTTCAACGTTGAAATTTGTTCTTCCTATTTGCATGGTCTTATGGTATTAGTATTGTGTTTGTAGTAACCGAAGAAAACTCGAAGCCTTCCTTTGTTATTGTTAACCTCAAAACATCGCCTGAAGTTTCGGCCGCGTATTCTAATTTATAAACGCCTTTTGTTACTTCAGTAAAAACGGTAATTGGCACCGCCGCCGAATCTGTCACGTTGTATAGTGCCATGTCGCCAGTTAATAAACCGCCTACAAGAATTTTATTCTTAGCTGAACCATATTTTTCGGTCAATGTAACTGTAAATTCAGTCGTTGCAATTCCGGCATAGGTTGATGTTACTCCGAATAAACCATTCACAACTAACAAGTCAGCCGAAATATCAGCTTTCGCAATCGATTTTAATAAAGAATCTTCTTCATTTGAATCAAAATCAAAAGATAATTCAACCATTGAAGGTAAATCTTCAGTTGCCAATTTCAAGTTCATTGAAAAAGTATTTTTTTGAATTTTGATCGGGTAAAGATTTGCATCTTCAGGATCTAAAACCATTCCGGTCAATTTTCCTTCGTCGTCAATAGCGAAATAGGATATTTGAGGGCAGCTAGCCTTCTCCCACTCTTGCATCAAGCTTGGACCTTGCTCCCACATTTCAGCGATAACGTTACGAACGCCGTCTTTTAATCTTACTTTACGACCGCTTGGAGCAGTTGCAAATACCGCTTCGGCTCTCTCTCCTTGAATGTTTTCAAGCTCGCCTGTTGGGTACCAGCGTTTTGATGCGTCCGTGTCGTTAATTCTTGCAGTAATAAAAGCGTCGTCAATATCCGCACTTAATACTATTTTGTTTTTAGTGCCATCGTCGGCTGTTGTAAACATGAAAAAACCGCCTTGCATTACTGAAGCGATAACGTCGCAATCAGTTCTTCCGGAGTTTCCCAATGTTAAGTTGTTACAATCACAAGTTTTCATTTTGTTTTAAGTTTTATTTATTAATAATTTATTTATTTAACATTTACAATCCTTTTCCTTTCGTATTGGAAGTGTAATTTCTAATTCAATACCGCTTAACTGGTCCACAAATATACTTTGCGTGTGCCCTTTGCTGTCTACATACACCCCAAAGTTAACGTGTGGCGTTGTAGTGTCTGAAGTCTTCGCAAAGTCTCCTATTAATACATTCTTTTCAAGTGCTTTAATGAACATGTCAACCAGATTACGCATTGGAGCTATACTTTTTTCGTAATGGTCGACCGTTTTCCAGTCTTTAAATTTTGCTTGTGTTAAAAAAAATATCTGCAAATCCGTTGTTCTGTTTAAAACCGAACCGCTTCTTTTGCGGAAGTTCGTATCTTTAATAATTTCTTTTAAGTAAACAAACGGCGTCCTACTAAATAAGTTTTCCGACCCTTGTGGTGCTTTCATGTCGTCTTTTACCTTAATGACCGTACCATGAAAGTAATACGGTGAGTAAGCTTCAAATTCTGTTACACTTGGTAAAGCCGAGCCGCTTAATGTTATGCTTATGTTATTAACTACCGTTTTAATCGTGTAGCTATTACCGTCAATCGTTATCGGAAAGCCTTCTTGTAAGTGTTTAGTCTTGCAAGTGTCAATTCTATAAGTACCGTCGCCATTGTCAACAATCAAATCAACCTCAATAGTCAGGTTCATTTCATCAAATACGTTACCCACAATGTCAACCGTTTCAGTCATAATATGCCAGCTAATCCTTTGGGCTGTCCGTTGTACTCTGCATAGTCTGCGCTATTGTTACAGATATACCATTGAATCACTTCCCAATCCTTTATACTTTCGTTATATCTTTTGTAGATAAAACCTGTTTGCCAATTAGCATTTTTGCTAATCTCATTTACATCAACAACAACCCCTGTGCCTGTATGCTTGTAGGCTGTTATTCTTACATACTCGAACCATATAAAGCCGAGCATCATTGATTTTAAACCCTCTGACAGCAATACGCCGCCGCTGTAATCTTCTGCAATCTTATTATAGATAGCCAAATATTTTGCCGTTACTGGTACTTGTGATACCAAATCAGCTTTAAATAAACCGTACAGTTCTACACCCATTAATAGTTGCAAATACTGTTCTTCGTATTGGTCAATGTATGGATCAATCGTATCGCCAATGCTTTGCGACAAAGCAAAAGTGTCAATGAAGTCTGTTTTATTTATTAGTATTCCCAATTTAATCAGCTATTTTAATAAACTTTGCAGCCCCTTTCTTTATTAATACTTTAGCGTTAAAACCGCCAACTGTTTTTTGTTTTCCTTTAATCTCAACAACAACCTCTTGCTTGTCGTCAAAATTAACTTTTGGCGTCGCCTTCTTTGGTTCCGCTTTCTTTGGTGCCTCCTTTTTTGGTGCCTCCTTTTTAATTTCTTGCTTCTTTGCCATTGTTTTAAGTTTCTTAAATAAGGGCCTTCAGAATTCACCGAAGGCCCTAGTTATTTGTTTACTTATTACGGTGTTTCAAGTGCCGCCGCCGCAGTTGTGAAGTCACCTTTTATAAGTGTTCCAACATCGTTTGCGCTTGCAAATTGAACCAAACGTTTTTCGAGCAACATTGTTTTTAAGTTATTCGTGAAGTCGTTTCCATCCAATCCGATCTGAATGCCTAATTCAGAACGCTTTAAAACGTTTACAACTTTCGTGTCACCTCCAAGAAAATCGTCGGCAGTAACCGCCGTTGTTTCGATTATCTTCATTCCTGAAATTACCAAGTCGCCGCTGATAGTAATGTAATCCTTCCAAACTGGACGTCCTGCGGTGTCTTTTATTAGTTTCATTTGAGCAACCGTCGAAGGGTGAACAAACAAAGCTTCTGGGTTTCCAAACGCAAGTTTAACTTGTAATGCGATCGCTTCAATAACGTCTAAAGCGTTTGCATCGTCTACCGTATCCGCCAAATCTCCTGCCGCAAATGCTGTTGCAAGGTTTTCCATTCCGTTAAGGTTTGCGCCTGTATCGTTACCTGAAAACAACTGATCTTCCAAAACAATATCCATTCTCTTCATTAGGTTTCCTTCTATAAAGGAAATCAATTGAGGAATGTCTGCCATTAATTCGGTAGTAACTTTTCCATAAACAGCAATCTTTTTGACTGTTGCCGTTTGTTCAACATACTGAACGTCTAATTGTGTTTTTGATGCTGCTTCCGCCAACATAACCGGAACACCTTCTTCGTCAGTTTCTTCGATCCACATTGCGCGATTAGTTGAAATACTACCAACTGTTACAGCTGCAAGATAAGCACCTTCGCGCTTTCTAATTGGTGAAATAATTCCCGTATCTTGTGTAATTGAATTAAAGGTTGATCCAGCCCCAATTGTAGACGCTACACTCATAGGCGCAACCGCCTTGATTGTTAAACTGAAAGTTTTTTGTTGTTTGTCGCTTGCTGCTGTTTTAAATTCTTCAGCTTTTTCAGCAAATGCAGCGGTTAAAGCTTCGCCAATTGTTGCAAATCCTTTTTCAACTGCTGGCACCTCTTTTAAAGCCGCAACGTCAAGCGCGATTTTTTCAATACTGTCAACGATTGATTCAGTTTTGTCAGCTTCTTTAGACTTTTCTAATTCAGATTTCAATGTTTCAAGTGTTTCTTTAAGCGCGTTAATCGCTTCGGTGTTTTCACCTTTTGACTTTTCAATTGCTTCTGCAACGTTTCCGTCAACTTTTGCCAATAAGGCATCAATTTCTTTTTGTTCCATTTGGTTTTTTATTATTTATTAAAATTAAAATTGTACTTGTTTATTTGTTCGATATTTTTTTGAGTGTCTTTCAACGGCTCAATTGAAGTGACTTCGTCGCCGGCTTCCTTTTCGCTCACATTTAAAGTAGGTGTCATTTGATTGGACCCCATAACAACCGCGCTACCTTCAATAATTTTGGCCTCCTTTATGGCCCAAAAATACCCCTGCGCTTCAACGGCGTCCTTATTAACTATCTTGTCAATATATTTATCATAAACAAGCTTTTCTTCTTTATATGCTTTATCTTCAGAATTAACAGCCAGTTCAATATTTACATATTGCATTCCAACCGAATGGTTCTTTACAAAACCCTTGAGATATTGGCCAAACATGTATTCATTGCGGTCAGCCTTTACAATACTATTAAAAATTAACGCTTGCGTCTTTCCTTCGAAGCCAAAGCCAAGTTCAACCCATGTTTTTGTTTCGGCTTTTGCTTTTACATTATCAGAAATAACGTTTTCGAAGGTCATTTTATGCTCTTGTAATAACAAGAAAGTCTTTTTTTGCTTCAGCGTTTGTGACCAGATTCCATTCAAATGAACATCCGAATGTGAATCCATTATATTAGTTGTGTTGATAACGCTCTCAACCTTGATTGTGTCGCCAGCAAATTCTGAAGGATTATCAATCGCCTTGTTTGCTTCACCCTTTTCGAATGTTGCTGAAACGAAAGAAATTGCGTCGCATCGTTTTGTCGCTGACTTCTTTTCGGTAATTAATAAGGACTTGTTTTCTTTCAGGAACTCAAATAAGTCTGTCTTCGAATTGAAGTTTGGAATAGTTGTGTTCATGGCTATTTATTAATTTTAGATTGATTAATAATAGCCTTTTCCTTTGCTTGCTTTGATTTTTTCAATGCGGCAAAGTCAACAATGTTGCTTTTTGTTTTCATTTTTTCAAGTGTTTGGTTCTTATCCAAAAAACTTATTTACAAATTTACAAATTATTTTTCTTATTTTTGTAATAAATAATTAACTTTCTTAAAATGGGTAACTTCCTTAGTGGCATTCTTTCAAACATAACCGGCTTCACTTCAAGATGGGCCGAAAAACAGTTTTACAATTCTTCATATCGCTGGGTAGGCAACTCTGGCGCAGTTTGGGTAGATACCGACGTGCCAAGGAAATTATTCTATGAGATACCCGAGCTAAACCAAGTGATTAATAAAAAGGCTGACATGTTTGTTAATGGTATCTTTAAGATTGTCGACGACAAGACAAACAAAGAAGATACATCGAAAGAAGCAAAAGCAATTCTTGACCTTTTAAAAAATCCAAACTTAGCGCAAAGTCAAAACCAATGGTTGCGCCAATACCTTCAACAGTTTTCTATTTACGGCAATCAATTCATTAAAAAGAACAATCCGACTGGAATGAAAAGCGTTCCAGTATCTTTAATTAATGTTTCGCCGGCCTATACGGCTGCAATGCTTACTGGTAAGTTCTTTAATCAGGTTGACATTGAAGGGATAATCAAGCATTATGAATATGAACAGGGCAATTTAAAAACAAAATTCAAAACAAAAGACGTTCTATGGACCAAGAACGACGACGTTGACGACCCCCTTATGGGGATTTCGCCGTTGAAATCGTTGAAGTTTCCTTTGACGAATACAAAATTGGCATATCAATACCTCAATGTTATTAGTGGCGAAAAAGGCGCAATAGGAATGATTTCTACAACAAACAAGGATTCAATGGGCGCAATTCCTACAACACCGGAACAAAAGAAAGCCGTTAACGATCAGTTCACCAATGACAATGGCGTTCAAGACGGACAAACCCGCGTTATTCAGGTTGACGGAACTGTTACTTGGCAGCCTATGACATACGAAACAAGTAAACTTTTGTTGCTTGAACAGATTGACGCTAACAAATTAACCATTGTCGATCATTACGGACTGAATATAAACATCTTTTCAAGCAAGAATCAAACATTTGAAAACGTTCGCAACGCATTAATTCAAGGCTATAACGACTCAATCATTCCTTTTGCTGATGCGTTAACGCAATCGTTGACGCCGTTCTTAGGTACTCCGAAAGGGAAGTCGATTATTCTTGACTATTCGCATCTTGGTATTTTGCAAGAAGACGAAGGAACGCCAGCCGAAATACTGAAGAAGCAACTTGATAGCGTTTCGCAAGCGGTAAGTACTGGATTGATTTCACCGGACCAAGCGCACGAAATACTTAACGGAACGTTTGGACTTAATATCGTAGGCGGTGCGCCTGAAGGTGATTAGACAACAACCCCTTCTTTTATTCTTTTGCCGTCAACAAATCTAA